CATGTATGGAGCATTTTCTGGAGCAACCACAATAACAATTTTACTGTTACGGATGATACTAACCTTTGAAGCAAGTTCACCTGTAATCATGTACTTAACTATATTTACTGCAGGTGTATCAGAATTGCGTGCTTGAGTACCTGCAGTTAAGTTAGCAATGGTAATTGTACCAGACTCTGCTAAGGAAGATGTGAAGTGAATCACAGTTTCCTGATTTGTATTCTTAAGGGTTGTGATAGTCATTGCCATCTTATTGTTCCTCTTTTATTTTTTCGATTACATAAAAGAAGTTCTCTTTGGACTCTCTCATGTACTCTACAATATCTGTTTGTTTGTGCAATAAATTATTTAGGACTTGCAGAGTAGCTTCATTAATTGCAACAATACTTCCGTCATCTAATTGATAGTGTAGTTTATTTTCAACTACAACATCTAATTTGTTTAGTTTACGGATCTCATGCACAACGGGATCCAAAGTAAAAATTTTAGAAGAAGCGAGATCGATATATGATTCAATTAAGGTATCTGTTACTTTTATATCGTGGTGTTCTCGTATAATATTAGCGATTCGAATTTCAGATATCTCTTCGTATATTTCTTGTGAGATTTGTACTTCTAGTTTTTCAGAAAAAGTTTTACTTTTAATATATTTTCTCGCCTCTTCTAAACTCTCAAATTCAGATGACTTACGATCAATAGTTACAGAGCCATCTCTATGCATCTCAATAAGATGCCCAAAGGATCTGATGCTACTGAGAACATCAGAACCACTTAGAGATTGTTTAAATTGACCGTAGTACATTTATTCTTCAGTAGCAGTTTCTTGCGCAGTTTTAAACATGTTATGCGCAACTTCTTGACGCATAGTTTCTAGTTGCCCAGAAATCTTTTCTGCCATAGCAACATTAAATGCACCTTCAATAGCAGTTGCGTCTTTACTTGCAATTGCGTCGATTAAATTTCTTGTAGTCGTCATAATATACCTCTTTATTTATTTTGATTGTTTGAATTTGGATTTGGAAGTTCATTGGCTTGCGCTTCTGGTGGAGCATGTTTTTGTAGGTAGTTCTGCTGGGCAGTTTGTGCAACAGCAGCTACAGTACCATCAAAGTCTGCTCTGTGAACTTGATCTTCCAAGTCCGTTTCCATTTCTTTATCCATGTCGTCCATTTCTTCATCAGACTGATGGAGGACATTTTTACGAACCCATTTAGCAGAGTAGTACTTACCAATGTAAGGATCCATCTGCTGAAGCATTTGAATACGCTGCATCAATACTTCATTGTTCTTTAATTCATTAAAGTGATTGTCGATATCATATTCAAACGAAATCTGTTGCTTAAGATCATCCCACTCATCAGAACGAATAATACCTTTGGCAATTAACTGAACACGCAGTGCTTCGTAGAACAAACCATTGAAACGCTTGCGCAAACGAGAAATAAATTTACTAAACTTAATCTCATCACGTGTAATTTCAGTAGAACGTCCAAGGCTAAAACCTTGTTGTTGCTGTAAACGAGACAGCGGTACGTTCAATGCTTGATATAACTTCTGTTGGAAGTATTGAATGTCTTGGATATCTCCAAGATTTTGTCCACCTGGAAGTGTAGTAATTTCAGTACCCTTACCACCTTCACGACGTGGCATCCAGAAATCTTCCATCATGGATAGATGTTTACGATCGTCACGAACTTCGCCAGTAGTTGCATCATATACAACCTTGTTACGAAACTTATTCATGATATCATTAACGTATTGTTCTGCCTTCAACTTTGGAAGGTTACCAACGTCAATGTAGAATACTCTACGTTCTGGTGCACGTGAAATACGGTAGATAACTACCGCATCTTCAATCATTTTAAGCTGATTAACTGGCTTAATTGCTTTATGCAAATGAGACAACATCATGCCCGTATTTGCATCGATCAAACCAGATGGAGTAAAGATGATAGAGTCTAACGTCATCTTCACACCTTGTGTGGTTTGCTCAGTAATACCTTTATCATTGTACAAATAAAATTCGTCAATGATTTTTGTAACATCAACACCTTGTGGTGTTTTTGCTTTTTCTACGTTCTTAATGCGTCGAATCTTACGTGGATCGACTTGACGTAGTTCAACAATACCTTGTTTGATATTAGCTTCATCAATAAGAATATGATAGTATACACGCCCATCAATATACCATTGACGGAAGATATCATGTCCACGTTCTCTGAATTTTAAGAGACGTAGTATAGTATCAAACTCAGCATGAAACTTTTTCTTGATTGGTTCAGATAACTTAACCGCATCAAGATTCATCTTAATAGCGCCATCATCAGAAACGATTGCCTCATTGATAATATCTTCAATTGCCATATCAGTATCTGCATACTGAGCAACTTCACGATATCGTCTAATGAGGTCGTTTTCATTTTTAACTACACCTTCGATGTCCATTACCATGCCATAATAGGCACTGGCGCTGGCAACTACAGTGGAGCCATCATCAGAAGAAGGGGGAACAACGCTCCCCACTTCTGGCTGATTATCTTTTTTACGAATTTCAAAACCAAATAATTGCATAATTAAATAATACCAAGTTTAAATTAGATTGGAAGCGGGAATGTTCCAATTGGTGTAGTGATTGAAGCATTAACTCCAACACGTCCATTAGTATTAGAAGTAGTATTAGATGTGAAGTAGTTATATGTAAATTCAACATCAAACTGTTCAATTTGATTCTGTTGATCAAAATCTAATTGAATTGCACCAATATTAGTTGGCATAGCATCAATAAATTTATATGCCTTGATAATAGCACCAGAGCGATCTAGTTGATAAACTTGCAAGTCAACTTGGTAAGAAGTGGGATTAGTACGACCTAAAGTTGTATTGTAGTTTTGAATACCATCTTGCCACACTTCAAGAGCATTACGGATATTGAAAGAAACATCGTTATAGATTGATACAGTCCATGGTTGGAATGTACGCTCACCAGCAAAGTTTACTGGACGACCACGATACAATGTTTGAATTGGTTCAATAGTAGAAGATGGCAACTGGGCAGAACGGCACAAAAATTGTGCTTGTTGACCAGCGACAACGCCAAGACCTACGTATGAAGGGAATGTTAGTTGAACGTAGAATTGATTAGGGCGAGCACCGCCACCAATCATCTGCGCTTTAAAATCAGCAATATTTGCCATTTAAATCTCCTTGTGTTCTTATCTATTTATTCTATGGTAAAGGGGAGTTTTTGACTCCCCATAATTATTAAGCACCAATTTCGCTGAAGTTAATTGAAGAACGAGCAGCAACAAAGTTCAGAGTAATGAAGTTAATAGAACGATTTGGCTTGACAAAAATGCTAGCCACAAATTCGTTACGATCAATAACATCACCTGTATTATTAGAGTCATCGCACTTAACAACGAAATCAGTAATACCACGACGTCCCTGCACATCACGCAGGAATGGCTCTACTAAATTCTTGAACTGAGCACGTGTAAATCCATCGTTGAATTCAAACATCTGGAAACGTGCAGCAGTAGCAATTGTCTTCTCAAGAATAATGAATAGACGACGAACATTAATACGATCAAACGCAGAAGGTTTGGCCAACAGAGTTTTATCTCCGTATAGAACAGTTCCTTGTCCTGGGAAAGAAACTACTGGATTAATACCAGCTTTATAGAGTGCATCACGATCAGCTTGTGTTGGATTGTGGGATAATTTAACAACACTCTTGATTTGACCACGATTTAGACCACCTGGAGAGAACCATGGATCATTAGTATAGTCAGTACGAGCGCAGACACCAGCAATGTCACCATTCAATGGAACCCAACGGTATTTGTCATTGTATCGGTCATATTGATATTTGAAACCAGAATCAAGAACAGCGAATGACGTGCTTGGTAGCGCATCACGATATAATTTAATGTTATCCGTAGCTGCAGAACCTGAGCCCACGATAACTGCACCACTAATAGTATTTTGTGGTGATGCAAAAACAAGACAGTCTTTACGAACTTCGGCTACGTTACTAATAACATATGATGCAGTAGCAGCAGTAACTTTTCCTAGTGGAAGTAAAGATACATCATAACTAGCATCATCAGCAAACATAATCCAAGCAGTTTGTTTAGCACCTTCAGTTACTGCCAAATCATCAACACCACCTTGTAAGGAAACTGTTAAATCTGTTGATAAGACAGCGAATGTTTTTGCAATAATAGTAGTACCCCAGTTAGTACCAGCAGTTGGGTGCGCAGTCCACCAGATATATTCTGAACCATTATTAATAATTTCTTTATAATAATTATTAGAACCATCTGCATTTTTCGCATCACTTCCTTTGGAAGCATAAGCAAATTTCTCAAGAACAGAACCTGGAACACCACTCCATAGACCATCTTCGTCTACAACTACGATATGAACCTCATCAAGTGAACCACCTACTGCTGCTGCAGCAGCAGAAGTAGAAGGAGCAGAAGGGAAATCGTTTCTGTATGCCCATGTTGCGAACGTAGCAGAATCTGCTATAGAAACTTTTAATGAGTTACCAAGAGCACCTGGATACTTAGCAGCAAATTGTCCAACAATAGTATTGCCTGCTGAATAAGAATTTGTGTAATCAGTTAAGTTATTGATTTTAACTGAAGTTGTTGCGCTATATGTTGCTGTTGCTGCTGCATTAGTACCGCCACCGCCACTAAATGAAATCGTTGGAGCACTAGTATAACCAGAACCAGCATTTGTAATAGTTATCGCAGTTACAGCACCAGAAGAAACAGTTACAGTACCTGTAGCAGTTACTCCACCACTAGCTTGAGGGGCAGTAAATGTAACTGTTGGTGCTGTAGTATACCCTGTACCAGCTACAGTAATTGTTGTTCCTGTTACACCACCAGTTAATGTAGTTACAGCATTTTTAGCATTTGATCCATCAGCACGGACAACTAATAGATTATTGGAATATGCCAAAAAGTTGGCTGCAGTGAAAAAAGAATCGAAATTATTATCTGAAGGTTTTCCAAATTTACGAACTAATTCGTTTTCTGAAGTAATTCTAACTGGGTCTAAAACTGGACCCCATTGAAAAGCCCCAGCATAACCACCAATTGATGTTGCTACAGAAGGGATAATAGATGTGAAGTCGTTTTCTGTGACTGCTACACCTGGACTAAGTTGAAAAGGCATCGTAATTCTCCTATTACATTGTTTATTTTAGTTTTGCTACGAGGAGCACAACCTACTAATTTATTTATGAAACCCAAACTTTCAGAAGTTTAGGGGTGGTTTCTCCTCACTATGTCCATCATCCATAAAACCAAATGGAGTTAGTTCCTGCTCAATAGCTTCAATTCTTTGTTTATACATTATTTCTCGGAGGTTTACATTATTTAGGTCTTTAAAATACGGGTTAGTTGTAAGCCAAGAAAATAGAACCAGTGTCATGACTAAGTCATCATGGTATCCATCATCTGCAGCATAACTTCCCTTAGTCTCAATAAATGTAGAGATCTCTGAAATTATATCAGCATCTGGAACTAATAATTTATGTTCTTCTAATAATGATTTAAAGTTATGACATCCAATACGCTTAACACGTTTATCTGTCATAACACCAAGTTGAGTTTTACCGCTACCGAAACCACCTGATACAGTTTGCATTCCTGTGGTTCTACTAACGAATAAAATGTTTTCATATTCAAGTTCACTGTGTAAAATATAAGGAACTTGTTCACTGGCATTCATCTCAACTAAAACGAATGCCTCGTTATATTGTGTTGCAATTGTATGTATTACGTTTGGATATAGCAGTGGGCTAATTTGATTGTTTCTAAACTTACCAACTAATTTATATGGAACATCTGTAATATCAATAATCGTGAATGCAGAATAGTCGCCATCTACACCCATTGCAGTATCACATACCATAACATATGTGTGACCTTTTTCTGGTGCCTCGTAAATATCCAGACCATCTTTCGAGTGAATTGGATTATTAAAAGACATAGAAGCAATAACGTCAGCATTGATTAGCGTTAAGCTAGAACCTAAGAACTTACAAATAACTTCTTGGTTATACTTGAGATCTCCAAGCATACGACGCTGTTCTTCTGCCCACTTCTCATCACGTCCTGGAATTCTCCAGTAAGGAATGAATAAAGGTACAAATCCATTACGATCATTCTCAGCATCATTCCAGAATTTCCAAAAGTGATTATAACCTAGTGGTGTAGAACTCAAAAGAATCTTTGTAGTTTGGCCAGCAGAAATTGTTGGATAAACAGAAGTAAAGAACTGCTCAGCAACAGTATTTGGAATAATGGCAGCTTCGTCAACATATAACATATTGACAGACTTACCACGAATACCAGAAGCAGTAGTTGCTGCAGTAAAAACTTTGGATCCGTTTTCTAATTCAATATCACCTTTGTTCCAAGTAGTAACACCTTGTTGTAACCACTGTGGTAAATTCTCATACATCGTTTGGTATCTGCTAAGCACTTCACGTGCAGCTGTTGCCTTGTTGGCAAGAATAGCTACAGTCTTGGCTTCTTGAAACAGAGTGTACCAAAGGATGTACGCAGCAGATGTTGTAGTCTTTCCCTGCTGACGACCTTCCATAAGAATAACTCTACGATTCTCATGGATTACTTTCACTTTCTCAATTTGACATTCATACAGCTTGAATGGTACAAGACCATGATCAAGCGAAACAATCATGCAATAATTTTCAATAAAGTAGATCGGGTCACGTGCACACTTTAAGTATTCTTCGATTTGCTCAGGTAAAAATTGAATTTGAACACCAGCTGCCTTTAGATTCTGGTTTGAATTATATATTTGAGCCATTATTTAAAAACCATCTAGCCAAGACTCATTATTAATAGTTGCAGTAATTGAATCTCCTGTTGCAGTATAGATTCTAGATGGATCATCGATATTATTTAAACCAACATTAGCATTAACTTCAGTGATGACATTTTGGTTGGAAGTTCCACCAAACAAATTCATTTTTAACGTAAATGTTAAAGTGTGTGTAACAAATCGACGTGTTTGGAAATCTCCATCATACTCATCAGAAACAGAAACACTGTTTAATACGATAGGAATATCTTGAACAATATTCATCTCTGGAACTGCATTTATTGATAATGTATATTCTGGAGTGAATGTAGGAAGAATCTGCTCTAAAATTTGTAACCCATCTTCTTGGGTCTTTGTCAAAATGTATAAAGATATATCTACATTATATGGAACAGGTGTGAAAAGAAAATCTTGCGTGCTGGTACCATCACCGCAAGTTATTTTCTGCATGCGATTTAATTTACGCTGCGAGTCATAAGAATATCCAGAAATTTCAAATGACATTCTAGGAAGAGTCACATATGTATTGTTTTCTAAATTTGGATCAGAATCAAGACGCACAATCCATTTTTCTTTTGGAGCATACGCTAATGGAATTTGTAAACGCTGTAAAGTTGTTCCAGTTACAGAGTCACCTTGTTTACGATCAATATAGATATCACTAAACAAACTACCAAAAGCAACGATAGTTTTTCTAATTAGTCCATGATAAAATACTTTATTATTTAACATTATTCTGTATTTCTCGTAGTATCTATATCACCGAACGGATTGCTTGCGCTAAACAATACCCCCGCAGATTCTGTTTTAAACTTATTGTTATCTCCATAAGAATCTGGATTATCAATATTAGCTTCGATTACTGCAGTAGCTGCCGCTCCAGTTCCAGTACCAGTTATGACAACAACTGGTGGAGTTGTATATGAAGTACCGCCATTAGTTACTGTTATGGATACAACTTTACCTGCAGTACTTCCACTTCCAAGAGTGGCATATGCTATGGCACCATATCCAGAAGAACTAGCAAATGTTACTGTTGGTGTAGATGTATATCCAGAACCTTGAGTAGTCATATTAACTTTAATAACTTGACCATTGTTAGTTCTAGTTGTATTGGTCGTGAATGATTTAAGAGATTCAAAGGCATCGATTTCTTTAATACCAGTATCAATAAACTCACTACTATATTGGAACAATTCAACTTGAAGTTTATATACATATAACTTACCAAGTTGATAGAATGGATCTTGATGTTGAACGAATTTAATTTCGAACAACCCCTTTGATAATGGGAAATAAATTAAGTCGCCTTCACACGGACGATTGGGTATTTGTGTCACATTATATCGACCAATAAACTGATCCCAACGACGACGTGCCACAACTAAAGTTGCAGACTGTTCCATCATCAATCCAAACTTCTGTAGGAATGGACCTTGTCCAGCAAAAGAATCTACGTTCTCAAAATACATTTCAATAGGGAAGGCAGTCTTAAATTGACTTAAACGATCTTCCCCTAAAATTTCATCTTTAGAAACTAATGTTCTTGGAATGTAAAATACTTCCTGCCCGTAAATGCGCAAAGACTCAATAATAAGATCTTCGA